TACATAATTCCGTTTGATAATATTTATAATAAAGTTAGTTGCGATAGCACTAGTAATTTCATTTATGTAGACATGAATAGTTTTATGCCGGAACGTTATTATCGCATAGAACTTAAAATCATAGATGGGGTTACCGAAGAGTATATCGACGACCAAATTTATTTTAAAGTAGTTAGGTAATGCCACAAATAAATTTACAAAATATCGGTAATAATATAACAACCAATACCAATCAGATTGGAACAACCAATATCAATCTGATTGGAACACCTAATATCAATCAGAATATCAATCAGAATATCAATCAGATTGGAACACCTAATATCAATCTAATTGGTACATATTTGATAAACGGTTTAACTGTAACATCAAATAATCCACAAATAGTTCCACGCGATAAATCAGGAACTGTGAAAATCAAGGAAAATTTGCCGTTAATAATTGAACCAACCACGTATCGTATTAGTAAAAAATCAATACTCAAAGTAGTAGATACACAGTTTAACTTTTATAATTTTCCTGTTTCGGTTAATACAACAATATTGGACAATATAGATGAATTTAATTTAAATAACGATCTTGTTTTTGCTAGATACAAGCCGTTATCAGATCAAACGGTTTCTGCAAATGGATTTTTCCCGTCTGCAGGCAATGCTCAAACGTTTTTTCCACGTGGTATTGAATTATCAGAGGTTGTAGGAGGAACATTTCAATCTAAACCAAATTCATACTATGTTACTAAAGAAATCAAAGAATCTGGTGTTGATTTACGAATAAGAGCTAAAATTAAGCATAAATTTAATACATTTGGAGATACATCTAATGCTTATGGACAGTTTGCTGTATGGATTGCCCAGGGCGGCCCGAACATTGGATTTGAAGGTGTTGGAGGAGGCCGGACTAAATACGGTCCTTTTGCAAAGCTAGGAGAAACCGTGACTGCTGTACCTCCTACATATACTGCATCCGATGTTATACAAGCTGCAATCACGTATGCAAATTCTAGTTTACAATATTATCAAGATCAACAGACAGCAGCTGCAGCAGCATCTTATGGAAATCCGTATGGACCTAGTAGTAATGTAGACACTTATACCTCAATAATAGCTAGCATACAAACTATTATTAATAGTTTACCTGATGATGCATCCCAAGTTGAAATAATTTCAGATACATTGCAGGATAATTTAAATCAACTAACTAACATCAATATTGGCGAAAATCCATATGATATTCAGCGGAATGATTTGATAACAAAGATAAATTCGTATACTACATATTTATCTGAATTGCAACAAAATGCTTCTGCAGGAAATATAGGATTAATTAATGGCGCTGTTAGTGAACAACAAACAAGATATATTGACTTTGTAGTTCCTAATGCTAATTTTGAAATTGGAGATTATTTTAGTATTACAGCTGATAGTGATTCAGAACAGCCTGGATTTAGAGAACATACTATTATAGCAGATGAAACATATTTTGTAGTAACGGATGCATCAAAAAATGTTGATGTTTGGAATCAAGAATTATAAATGTTAACACAATACACAAATATCGATGAAATTTTAAGTGCAAATCAATCAATATCTGCACAAAGAATAGAACGATCCCAAACACAATATTCACAGTTTTCAGGCGATGGAGTTGCATTTGATCCTAATATTATTTCAAATAAAATCGAATTACATTTATATTCTGGTGAAACTTGGATCACAGGTAATCATGCAATTACTACACTGCAACAGGTACCAGAATATACAAATATAACATTTCCACAAACTCCAATAGCTATTGATTTATATTCGCAATTTGAAAATTTAAACATAAATGCAGGAAAATTTCGAATTGCAATTAACTTCTTTAAAAACTTAATTGGAAGTTACGAACAACAACATTTAAGAATAGATGATATTTCTCCAGACCGAACTGAATTACGCTTACGTGTTATTGATTCAGAAAATCCGGAATGGTTGCAACAAATTACTAATTTTACGCAAACCGTAAAACAAACCAATACTAGTTTTAGTAATAACTATAAAACATACTTATTAAATTTTAGCAGAAATCAATGTGTATTATTTGTTAATAGCGTTGTTATTGGTGAATACTTATACGTTAAATTGTATGAACCATTACCTGATGAATTTGATGTTAATTTTAAATGTTGGGTTGTAGAAGAACTAAAACCAACATATATTGATCAGGTTTATAAACCCGAAACAGAAATTCTACCAGAATATCGTGTATTATCAGGACCAAATTGGCAAGCAAATTATTCATATGATACATCGACAACAACTGGGTTAAAAAATTGGAATGACTTACTAGGATCATCAACACAAACTTCGCAACAAATTATTGACTCAATGTTTTCTGGTAGTTTGTCTGGAATGAAATTGAATATAGATTATTCTGATTTTAATAATTTTGTATTTTATAGTTCAGCAACCGAGCGTGTAAATAATTTTAAATATAAATTAGAATTACTAGAATATTATACTGCGCAGTCTTTGATATTAAACAGTGTGTCAGGAAGTGTTGCTACTACTAATCAAGATGATTTTTTAAGTTTAAAAAACAAATTAATTGGAAGTTTTGATAATTTTGAACAGTATTTATATTACGAATCTTCATCTAGATTAACAACATACGATATACCATTAGAACAAGCAAATGTTGCTGAAATAACTGGTAGTTATATACAACCAACTCCTAAATCAACATCAACTAAACCGTATACATTATATTCTGTTACGTCTTCTCAGTTTGAAACATGGTTTAGCAATTTATATGATTCGGCGTCGTATTATGATTCACTGAATAATAGTTCACTGATACGAACTATTCCAGAACATATTGCATTGCAACAAGATAACATTGATTTAGTAACGTTTGTTAACATGTTAGGACATCATTATGATATACTTTATACATATATCAATCATATGTCTAAAACAAATAAACGTGAAGAAAATCCAAAACTTGGTATGCCAAATGAATTACTTTATTCTGTAGCAAAACAGTTTGGGTGGAATTTAACAAATGGTAAACAAGGACAAGATCTTTGGACATATGTATTTGGAACTACAGAAGCTGGTGTACCAATCACCGGGTCAAATAGTATCGGTGATCCTGCAGTATCAGGACAAAATCAAACATATACCATATGGAGGCGAATAGTAAATAACTTACCTTTACTATTAAAAACAAAAGGAACAAAACGAAGTGTACAGGCTCTATTAGCTTGTTATGGAATACCACAATCTATAATTAGTATCAATGAATATGGAGGACCTAGAATTGACAGAGCTCCGCTGTATGAAAAATTAAATTTTGATTATGCATTGGATTTAATTAATAATTCTTCGGGAACCGTTACTGTGAATTATGCACAGCCTATAAATGCAGTAGAGCTTCGTTTCCGCACAGATAACGTGGTTGATAATCCATTATTACCAAGCACAATGAATTTATTTACAATAGGTTCAAACACAGTAACATTGGATTATACATCAGGTACAAAAGGCACAGTTCAAATCAATGGAAATAGTAGCGGAGATATAGAATTATTTGATGGCGGTTGGTTAACTGCGTTATTAAGAACATCAGGTAGTTCATTAGAGTTAGTTGCAAAAAAATCTAAATATGGTAAAATTGTAGCAGCTGTGTCAGCATCAGATGTAACGTCATTTGCTAGCTCAGGAACATTGACATTAGGTGGAGTAACAGGTGGAAGTAGATTGCAAGGACAACTTCAAGAATTACGTTTGTGGACTAGCAGTTTGCAAGACTCTGCATTTAACAATCATGTTAAAGCACCTGCTGCGTATGATGCTAATGTTGAAGCGTATGATGAATTGGTGTTTCGGTTACCTTTAACACAAAAAATAGATCATTCAGCAACTTCAAGTTTATCTGGGGTTGAACCTAATCCATCAGGTATATCTGCTTCATTTTCTAGTTGGACTAATAACATACCATATGATTCAATTGAAGAGACATATTACTATGATGCAGTATCATTAGGTGCTGGAACATTTGATGACAATAAAATACGTTTAGAACAAAACAATTTATTTGCTCCATTAGATGTTAAAACTAGAGCAGAGCGTTCGCAATATGATACAGCTCCACTTGATAGCGCAAAACTAGGTGTATATTTTTCTCCACAAACAATGATTGATGAAGATATCATTGCACATTTAGGTTTTACTGCATTAGATGATTTTATAGGAGACCCGGGCGAATCAGAAGAAAAATCATATCCCAGACTAATTCAAAGAGCAGAAACGTATTGGAAAAAATATGCAACAAGAAATGATATGAATGCATACATTGAAATATTTTCACTGTTTGATTTATCATTTTTTAAACAATTGGAACAATTACTTCCTGCTCGTGCTAATAAATTAACTGGACTATTAATACAACCAAATTTACTAGAACGTAGCAAAGACACAATATTACCAAAAATAAAACGTTTTGATAACACGTATAATACTACGTTACCTGGTGTTGTTCCTACAAGTTCTGCAGATTATTTAGAATATAACGGGGTATTTGATGGTGATATATATTCATTATCTGGTCAGGATGATGATCAATGGCAAGGATATTTAACAAGTTCTATTGAAAAAAAATATAATGGAACTACATATTCATATCAGTATTTATTGTTTTCTGGCAGTACTCCAATAACAGCTTCAACACCATATTGGATGAGCGAAGGCGTTTTACCTGTTATATTGTCAGCAAGTTTATCGGAATTCAAACAAATTGTAGATATTCCTGGTACACTATA